TCACGCGCCTCGCATCGTGGCCGGTGGCGCGCGGGTGTGGTCGACGCGTGGCCTGGTCGCGGGCGGCGTGACGGCGCAGGCCGTGTCGTTGCGCTCGGTCGGGAGTAGCACTGCGGACCTCGAGGTGTGCGGCACGTATCGGACGCAGCCATGACGCGCGCCACACGTCACATCTTCGCGGGGCTCCTGTTCGGCCTCGCTCTCATGGTCGGCATCCCGCTCGCACTGAGCGCGGGGTCGACCATCACGCTACCGCCGAGCGGCGGCACGGGCTCATCGGACCCCGGCCCCATCGTCACGCGGTATCTGACGCCGGGCAGCGGCACATGGACCGCACCGGCAGACGGTTGCGACGTCGTTGAGTGGGTCGCCATCGGCGGCGGCGGCGGCGGCGGCTCGGCGCGCAACGGCGTAGCGGCATCGACCCGTGGCGGGGCCGGGGGCGGGGGTGGCGGCGGGTACGCGCGGGGCGTCGTGGACGGCATCGCGGGCAACGCGACCGTGTCCTACGTCGTCGGCACGGGCGGCACGGGCGGCGCGGCGCAGGCGAGCGGGTCGACGAACGGCAACGCAGGTGATGCAGGCACTGCGACCACGTTCGGGACCTACGGCCTTGCGGGCGGCGGCGCGGGCGGCGGCGGTGGTGGCGGAACGGGCGGAACGGGCGGCACGGGCGGCGCAGGTCAGGGAACCGGCGCGGCAGGCGGCAACGGGGGTGGCTCGGGTGCGCCCCAAGTCGGCACGGCGAGCAACGCCGCAGCGTGGGGCGCGGGCGGCGGCGGCGGCGGCGGCATGGTCTCGTCCGGGAACACTCAAAACCCCGGCGCAGTAGGAGGCAATGGCGCGCTGTGGGTCACCGCGACCCCACCGCAGGGTGGCGCGCGCGGCGAGCTCGGCAGCAACCCGGGCAGCGCGGGTGGCGCAGTCACCACGGGCGCGGTAGCTCCGGGCGCGGGTGGTGGTGGCGGTGGCGCATCCTCGACAGCCGGTGGCGCAGGCGGCGCGGGTGGCGGTTTCGGTGGTGGCGGTGGCGGTGGCGGCGGAAGCACCGCGACGACAGGCGGCGCAGGCGGCGCGGGGGCCGGTGGCGCCCTCGTCGTGACGTGCTACCAGTGAGCGGAGGCAGCATGCGGCGTCTCATCTTCGCGGGCCTCTCGGCTGCGCTCCTCATCTCCTGCGGCTCGGCGACGGTGCCGAGCATCGAGCGTGACGTGTGGGTGTGCTCGACCCCCATCGCCTCGGTGCCGGTCGCGGTGCCGTCGCTGACGGGCCTCCCGGTGCGGCTCGTGGCACTGCGCGCGACGCTCGAGGCAGACGGCCTGCGGGTCGACGTGGGGTGCTCGCGGCAGGTCGCCGAGACGCCTGATGCGGCGCTCCCGGTCGTGGCGCCGAGCGTCGCGCCGGAGTCGGTTCCCCCGGCAGCCGAGGACGCGCCGCCGGGTCTCGCGCCGTGAACGGCCTGCGGGCAAACGCGACGCTCATCGCGGGCGTCATCGGCATGGGGCTCATCGCGAGCCTCGCGCTCATCGAGGGCGGCAAGGTCGACACGGCCATCGCGCAGATTGCCGGCATCGTGGGGCTGCTCGTCGGGCGCTCGATGAGCGCCAACGGGCCGAAGCCGGGCGGCCCCTGATGCCGCTCGTGCCGCGCAAGCGCAGGCCCCCGACGTGGTGGTCTGCTCGGGCGTGGGGGATGCCTGCGTGCGAGACGGTCATGCGCTCGATCTGCGCGGTCGCTGACGTGTACCGCTGCATCGTCGCGCCCGTCGTCAGGCTCCACGCCTCGCGGTGTCGGCGCCAGCCTCTGTGGGTGTGCGCCCGTGGGTAGTGCGTCCGAGGTCGCCGTGGGGCTCGGGCTCATCGGCGCCTTGTGCACGCTCGGCGGCATCCTCTGGCGCATGGCCTCGGCGATGGAGAGGACCAGGCTGATGGTCGAGCGGCTCACGGCGGACTGCGTCCGAATCGAGGCGTCGGTCACGCGCATTGACGGCGAGCGGGTGAGCCAGCGGGTATGCTCTGAGAGAATGCACGGCCTCCGACGCGACCTGACGCAGCAGTCGATGATCCATCACCTGGGGGGCATACCGCCCGCCCCGGGTACACAGGGAGACGGATGACCATGCCGATGACCGTCGTCATCTATGGCGAGACCGAGGCGCCCCGTGCGCTGCTCATCGCGGCAGCTCGGGCGCTCGGCGCCAACGTCACCATCGCGCTCTCGACCACGCTCGACGTGCTGCGGCTCCTCGACGTGCAGCCACCTCCGACGCTGCTCCTCGTCGCCGAGGACACGGGCCAGGGGATGACCGTCGCCGAGGACGACCCGACGCGACTGCTCCACGACCACGTGCTGCGAGCTGCGCGAGACCGGGGCGTTCCGGCTGTGATGCTTGGGCGGTGGACGCGGACGGGGCCGGTTGGTGGGGCGCCGGTGGTCTACGATTGGGGCGCGGCGCAGCGGGCGAGCGTCATCCTCGAGGTGGCGCGGGTCGCACGTGAGCAGATGGCGGCGTGGCCTGCGGGTCCGCAGCGGATGGCAGTGTGAGCGCGCGCAAGCCCCCGCGGCGACCGGCAAAGACGCACGACACGGGGCGCCCGACCATGTGCACGCCGGAGATGATTGCGCGGCTCTGCGACGCGATGGAGTCGCTCGGATTCGTGGGCGCGGCGTGCGCTCGGGCCGGAATCTCGCGTGCAACGGTCGACGAGTGGGTCCAGCGCGGCAAGGATGGGCAGGAGCCCTTTGCGGCGTTCGCTGACCAATGGGCGCAGGCGCGCGCGCGCGCGAATGCCACGCTCCTGGAACATGTTCGCGGCGCATCGGCCGGGGGCGACTGGAAGGCTGCGGCGTGGCTCCTCGAGCGCGCATCCCCGGATGAGTACCCGCGCGAGCCCTCGGTCACCGTCACGACCCACGTCCATCAGGGCGTCGAGACCGCGCCTCTCCTCGAGCGCATCGCAGCACGCACCGCCCCGGAGCGCTCGGGCTCGGCATGACCACGCCGCGCATCGCGGACCTCGACCCGCTGCCGTGGCAGGCCGACATGCTCGCCGCGGGCCTCTCGGGTCACTGGCCCGGCGACATCGCGGCAATCCGTGGCGGGCTCGGGAGCGGGAAGAGCCTCGCACTCTGCGCGCTCGCGTGCCTCATCGCGGAGCACCGGCCCGGCGCCACCGTGGTCGTGGGCATGGATACGCATCGGCGACTTCGGGACGTGCACCTCCCGCATCTCCACGGCCTGCTCTCGGGCTCGACGGTCGCGCACCAAATCAGCGAGCAGGCGTTCGCGTGGCCAAGCGGGTCGAGGCTCATCCTCGCGCACCTCGACACACCGGCAGGCGCGGGCCTCGGGCAGTCCCCCATCGAGGGCGTCAACGCACACGCCGTGCTCATCGACGAGTGCCAGACGCTACGCCCTGACGTGCTCGACGTGGCGCGCTCTCGAGCTCGCGTGCCGATGACGCAGGGCGGGCACATCCGCGCGCCCATCGTGCTCACGTGCGGTATCCCCGTGGAGCCTGCGTGGTGGGTCGAGCGGACGCGCGAGGTCGGCGGGGCCGTGTACCTCCCGGTGAGCGCCGACAACGTGGCGCACCTTGGGCCCGGGTGGCTCGACCGGATGCGCGAGACGCTCGGCGAGCGGGACTTCTCGGCGCTCGCGGAGAACCGACCGCTGCCGCCCTCGGGGTCCGTGTTCCGCTCGTGGCAACCGGAGCGCTGCGTCGTCGACCTCGTGCCGGAGTGGGGCACGATGCGGTGCCTCCTCGCGATGGACTTCGGGTTGCGGCACCCAGCGGTGCTCGCCCTCGCCGAGACCGGGCGTAACCGCTGGTGCGTCGTGCGTGAGTGGGCGCCGGACGACGAAGCGCTCCCCGACCTGCTCGCGCGCCTCGCGGCCGACTGCGTGCCTCGACGCCACTGGACCCCGGGCGACCGGCGCATCCCGCTCGATATGGTCGTGGTGGACCCGGCCGGCGCGGCGCGGTCAGCGCAGACCGGGGCGTCCGACCTCGACCTGGTCCGCGCTGCGCATCCGCAGGGACTCGGCATGGTGCCCATCATCGAGCGCGACCCGGCTCGGCGTGACATCGTGAGCGGGTGCACGCGCGTTGACCTCGCCCTCGAGCGCGGCGCGCTGACCGTGGCGCGGCAGCTCTACGAGACCGGGCTGCGAGCTCCAGCGGGGCGGCGCACTCTGGCCCGGGCGCTGTCGGGGTATCGGTGGGACGCGCGGCAACCCGGGCGCCCCGCGAAGGACGGGACGCACGACCACCACGCCGACGCGCTGCGATACGCGGTGAGGCACGTGCTCTGGTCGCCGCCCGGCCCTGCGACGACGGCGCCGGCTCCGACGCAGCAGGGGCGGGGTCGATACGAGGCGCCGGGGTCGTGGCACGAGTAGGTTGACGCTCCGGCGGGGTCGCAGGTACGTTGCTCGCAGATGCCCGGCAGTCCTCTGCGACATGCCCGGCGGTCATCGACGCGGGCGTGTTCTCAGGCCCGCTCCGCGTCACCCTGAAGCCCTCGGCGTTGACGCGTCGGGGGTTTCGCCTTTGAGGGGCGCCGCATGTTGCTACCCGGGCAGGGCGCGTGCTACTCGTGGCAGTGCGGCGAGGGCCGCAGGAGGTGCGAGATGGGCAGGTTCATCCTCGCGGCGCTCGTCGTCGCAGGCTGCTCCGCACAGTGGCAATCCTCGGCGCGCGCGATGAGCGTGTCGCAGATGCCGTGCACGGAGCAGCAGGTCGAGGTCCGCGAGGTCGAGATGCACTACGCCTCGTGGACGTGGGACGCGCGGTGCAAGGGCGTGGACTATCACTGCACGTCGGCGGGGTTCGCCACGACCTGCCGCACGGTCGAGGCGCTCGCCGAGTAGCCTGACGCACCGTGCGTGCATCGACTGACGGCGTGTGGTAGTCTGCGCACATGCCGCAGGCTGTCCGCGTATCCGGTTACGTCGCGCCCGAGGCCGTACCAGGTCGGGGCATCGGCGCGCACTCTCTCGCGGCGCAGGATGGCGAGCACGCGCGACGGTTCGCGGTGCTGTCGGAGCGCATCCGGGCGTACAGCGTCGCCGAGCGGTGCGCGCCCGTGCGGGTCGGGTGGCAGGCGTTGTCGGGCCTCGCGACCTCGGCCACGTGGGACGTATCCCCGGTGGCGGATTCGCCTGCGTCGGAGGCCGCTGCGGCGGTCGTGCGGCGCGTGCTCGGCCTCGGCGGGGCAAGCTCCCCGGTCATCGAGTGGGAGGGGCGCATCATCGCGCTGCCCTCGTGGGAGTCGCGACTGCGCGACCTCCTGCGCGGCGCGCTAATGGGGTTCAGCCTCGCGGAGATGGTCGCATACCCCTACGAGGGGACCACCTACGTCGACCTTGAGCCGCGCGACCAGTCGAGCGTGCGCCAATGGGTGTACGACCGTGACGGGCGCGTGGTCGCCGTCGACCAGTGGCGCCGCGAGCCGGGCGGGCTGTCGAGCATGACATCGGTGCGGCTGCCCTACGAGCGGCTGGTCCACCTGGTCTACCCCTCGCCTGCCGCGGGCGTCGAGGGCCTCGGAATCATGCGGCACATCGAGCCGCTCGCCACGGACTACACGGCGACGATGCGCCTGCGCGCGGTCGCGATGCAGCGGACTGCGGTCCCAGTGCCCACCATCAGCATCGACGAGGAGGCCCTCGGGCGCTCGGCTCGCAGCGATGGCGGACCGCCCGACGTGTCGGCCATTGAGTCGGCGCGGACTGCGCTCCTCGACATCGCCCGCAAGTGGTCCTCGCACGAGGAGGCCGCGCTGGTGATGCCCTCGTGGGCAACGCTCGCGTGGGAAGGCCGCCCCGACTCGGCCGCGCCTCTCTCGGGGGTGGTCGCCGACCTCGAGCGGCAGATCCTCCAAGCCTGCTACGTGCAACACCTCGCGATGGGCTCGGCGTCCTCGTCGGGCTCTTACTCCACGGCGCAGGTGCACGCGGACCTCGCGGCGCAGCTCGCGGGCGACCTGTGTCAGTGGGTCGCCGAGGGGCTCGCGCCTTACGTCCGCACCATCGTCGCGCTCAACATCGGGCCGCTCCCGCTCGCCGAGCTGCCGCGCCTGACCTATGCGGGCATCCGCTCCCCGCTGTGGGTCGAGCGCATCGCGGACGTGGTCTCGCTGCTCAACACCGGCGCGCTGACGCCGTCGCCCGACGACGAGCGCCACATCCGCGCCACCCTCGAGCTTGCGCCGCCATCGACTGCCGCCGATGGGCGTAGCGAGCGCGCGCGGGTCGCGGGCACGGTCGCCATGACGCCGCCTTCGGGCGGGCTGCCGGGCGGTCTCTGATGGCGCTCACGACCGCCGAGCTGACGCCACCCGAGGCCGTGCAGGACGCCGCGCGCAAGGGCGTCGAGCTGCACCAGGCCGGCAGGTCCGGTGACGGGCTCAAGCCCGAGACCGTGCGCCGCGCCAACAGCATCGCGGACGGTGAGCCGCAGTCCGAGCAGTGGGCGACCGTCGAGGCCCCTGCATGGTTCGCGCGCCACGCTGACGACTTCCAGCGCGGCGTCGATGACCAGGATGGCGAGGAGACGCCGGGATTCGTGGCGTGGCTCCTGTGGGGCGGCGACCCCGGGCGGCGATGGGTCGAGCGGCTCAAGGAGGTCGACATGCAGCGAGACGAGAACACGGGCGCATCGATGGCGCCGGCCGAACTGGCCGTGCTTGCAGGGCATGCGCGGGCGCTCTCGGCGCCTCGGCCTGCGCGGGTGCTGCCCGATGGTGCGGTCGGCTCGATGCACCTCGAGGGCGGGCTCTACCCCTACGATTACAGCGCTGCTCGGCACGAGGCCGACAAGGCGATGGCCGAGCGCCATCCCGTGCTCATCATCCACGTCGACTCCCCCGGAGGTTACGTCTCTGGTGTCGTCGAGACCCGGCGCGCCATCGCACGAGCGCAGGCCGCGGGCGTCTACGTCGTCGCCTACGTCTACGGCACCGCGGCATCAGCGGCGCTGTGGGTTATCTCGGGCGCCGATGAGATTGTCGCGTCGCCGACTGCGCAGGTCGGTGGCGTGGGCGTGGTCGTGACCCTCTACGTCGAGGACGCCGAGCACGTGGTCGAGGTGGTCTCGACGCAGACGCCGAGCAAGCGCGCGTCGGTCGACGACGGCGACTACATCGCAGCGCTCCAGCGCCGGGTCGACGCGCTCGCCGAGGTCATGCTCGACGACATCGCGCGCGGTCGTGGCGTGAGTCGCGAGGCGCTCGGCGATGGCTCGGT